ACCTTTTTAAGTCCTTGCGGTCCTGCTGTATGATCCATTGGTATACCGACTATGCCAAATAACTCTTTCAATTTCATTATCCATCCGCCTTAGGTCTTAATGCTTTTGATAAACTTTGTCTTTCTTTAACAGTTTCGCCACCAACATTTCTAGTTTTTGTATTATTGATAAACGTTCCTTTTTGATTTGCTCTTGTATCTGTTTGTGACAATGTATGACGTATATTATCTTCCATTTTCACCCAACGTCCACCATCATATCTAAACAATCTATTTGGTAAGAAGTCAGTACGTAAAAAATAATCGCCTTTGTCTGAAGCAGTTGGGAAACTTATTCCAAATCCAAATACTTCTCCATTAGGTGCAAGTCCGTCACCTAACAAGTAGCCATCATAACCAGTTTTACTAGGTGTTTGATTTACTCTATCTGCTAGTGTGTTTTGCGTGGTTGTATCTAATTGTGTTGTATCCGTTGTAACAAGTTCAGGTTTGCCTTTATCATCAACTTGTAGTGTGTAAAAATGTGCAATATCATATCCTGACTTGCCTGAATCTGCTTCTGCTTGTTGTACAACTGCATTATTAATCTGCATTTCTTGTTCATATGTAGAAAGTACATCACGTAATTTTTGTGAAGAACCTTCTTCTGTAGGCAAATCAAGTATGTCTTTAAATTCTTGTGAGTCGTAAATTTGTTTTAATTTTACTCTGTAAAGATGTGGATACCAAGTAGGTGAAAAACCTTCTGCCGCTCTGTTGATATCTTCTACAACATAAAAACGTTTGAGTGCAACTTGAAAATCATTCAACGCATATTCATCTTTTAGATGTGGTAATTCAAATACATCACCTGGCATAATTTTTCTGCCCAAAGTTTTTACACTTGAAGTGATAGGTATAGTCATAAACAGTGTGTCATTGGCTAGGAAAAGTCCAAATTGACTCATGTCAAAGTCTATGTCTGACACATTGTAAATTCCACGAAGTTTGTACACATCGGGATCATACTTTCTGTCCCTGTTTTCTAGGAATAACATATCCTGAATGTTGGTTTCTTTTACAGCATTGTATCTTGGTTCAGCCGCTGTGGCATCGTCCTCACTTGGATTTTTAGGTCCTAGGTATTTGTGTACAAAGACATCAGTACCGCCAACAGTGAACATTTCTGCTACTGTTTTATCTAAAAACGTGTAATCATGACCTTTTTCGGGTTTATATAGACTTAATCTTGGCATACTGTTATATTTATCGGATGGTCACTACTGATAAATATCAGTAAGGATATTATAAATGAGCAATTTAACCACAGAAAAACAAGAGGTATTTGACTACGTATTCAATTCGCTAGGTGGCGGAATGGTAGATGTAGAATTGGATCCTTCACACTACGAAACAGCATTACAGGACTCATTAGACAGATTTAGACAGAGATCAGACAATTCTGTTGAAGAAAGTTACATATTTTTACCACTTGAAAATGATGTCAACGATTACACACTTGCTAACGAAATAATAGAAGTACGTCAAATATTCAGAAGATCAATTGGGTCAAGATCGGGCGGTGGAGAAGGTGGTACAATCTTTGAACCATTCAATCTAGCATACACAAACACATACCTTTTAGCCAGTTCTAATATGGGTGGTGTAGCAACATACAACTTGTTTTCACAATACCAAGAACTAGTAGGACGTATGTTTGGTTCATTTATTGAATTCAAATGGAACACAACAACTAAAAAATTAACTATCCTACAAAGACCAAGAGCAAACGAAAAAGTGTTGATGATGGTGTATATGCACAGACCAGATTCGGAATTATTCAAAGATTATTTGGCAAAAAAATGGATCAAAGACTACACTTTGGCAAAATGCAAGTTCATGCTTGGTGAAGCCAGAAGCAAATTCAACACAATAGCAGGTCCACAAGGTGGTACTTCATTAAATGGTGACACTTTGAAACAAGAAGCACAGGCAGAAATGGAAAGACTTGAACAAGAAGTCAAAACTCAAACTGCTGGTGGTCAAGGCTATTCATTCTTAATTGGTTAATTCCATATTGACATATTAGTATTTTTGTTGTATTATCGTATGATATGCAACATCAAATGATTCCATTATTCTCCGTGCCTTTGTACAAAGCACCAATAGGTGAATTGGATGTACTCCAAAAAACCTGGATCAGAGAACTAGATTTCCCACCACAGAGTGTTGGCACAGATCATTCCGATGATCACTTGCCACCTGAAAATAGAGGTATGCATTTATTAGATACTCCACAATTGAAATCATTGAAAGCAAACATACAAAAAAGTTTAAAACATTTTACAAAAGATGTGCTGGGCATAAAAGAGGAATTTAGAATTACTACAAGTTGGATCAACAGAAACAACAAAGGCGAACAAATATATAAACATTCACATCCTAACAGTGTGATAAGTGGTGTGTACTACATAGACACAACACCAGATTGTGCACCAATAATATTTGAGAAGCCTTATTTGTACACAAATATTGCACATCAAAATGTACAACTTACGTATGAAGAAAACAACAAAAACGAATACAACACAGACTACTATGGTGTTAAACCTAAGCCAGGGGAAGTATTGATGTTTCCATCTTGGTTGGAACATACAGTATATCCTCAACCTGCTGACGTGGCACGAATCAGTTTGGCTTTTAACAGTTTTCCTGTGGGAAAAATTGGATCAGGAACAAAACAATTAGAAATATGATTATAGGAATATGTGGCTTGATTGGATCAGGCAAAGACACAATAGCAGATCATTTGGTTGATGATCATTCATTTGTAAAATTGTCTTTTGCAGACAAACTTAAAGACAGTGTTGCCACCATGTTTGATTGGAACAGAGACCTACTGGATGGCAAAACAGAACAGAGTAGAAAATGGCGTGAACAAATGGATCCTTTCTGGAGTATGGAATTAAAACATGAAGTTACTCCAAGACTTGTACTGCAAAAGTTTGGTACAGAGTGTATGAGAGATGGATTCTACGACGGCATATGGGTTAGTTTAGTTAAAAAGAAACTTAAAGACAATCCACAGATCAATTGGGTAATACCTGATGTGAGATTTGAAAATGAAGCAAACATGATACAAGAACTAGGTGGTGAAGTTTGGTGGGTAAAACGTGGACAACTGCCAATGTGGTTTAGAATGTATCAAGACATTGGGCAGAAACCTAAAGATGTACACGCATCTGAATGGGCATGGGCAAATACAAATTTTAATGCTGAATTTGAAAATAACTCAACTATTAATAGTCTTAAAAATCAGGTACAAGATCACCTTGTTTCCAACGGATTCCTTCAAGGTGCAAAGATCTTTGGCAGTTAGCACACACAGTCTTTAAATTACTGAACTTACAATTATCAAGATTACCATCTATGTGAAACACGTTGAAGTGCGATTCATAGGTGCTTTTGTGACCACATTTATCACATTGCTTGTTGATACGATAGCCAGCCACGTGCCATTTAGGCATATATCCACTTGGTCCTCCATATCGCAAACACAACTCACACTGCTTTCTGTAATAGGTCTTACCTGCCTTTTTATAATTTACTGCGGCTGGTCTTTGACTACATTTTGTACATAATGGTCTCATATGCACGTATTTACCTGCCCTTTCCTACCCCTTTTTATACCTTTTAATTTGGTGCATTTCGGCATTATGTCATAAATACAAACAATAATAAAGTTTTTATTACTTTAAGTAGGAGATAAGCAAATGGCATTAGTTTCACCAGGAGTACAAGTCAGCGTAATTGACGAAAGTTTTTATACACCAGCAGAACCAGGAACGGTTCCATGTATATTCATAGCAACAGCACAAGACAAAACGTCTAGTTCTGGAACAGGCACAGCACAAGGAACAACAGCGGCAAACGCCGGCAAAGTTTACTTGATGACTTCACAAAGAGAATTAGCAGAAACATTTGGTGATCCAGTATTCAAAACTGATGCAAGTAATAATCCAATCCACGGTGGTGAAACAAACGAGTACGGATTACAAGCGGCTTATTCATTCTTAGGTGTTGCCAACAGAGCATACGTTGTAAGAGCAAATGTTGACCTAGGTCAATTAGAAGCAAGTGCAACAGCACCAGCGGCTAATCCAGTTGCAGGTACATACTGGTTTGACACAGTAAATTCAAAATACGGAGTATTTGAATGGAATGGTTCAGCGGCAACTACAACAGGTGGTCAATCATTTACAAACCAACCAGTTACAGTAATTACAGACGCAGATCAAATTTCAGCAAACTTTCCTAAAAATTCAGTAGGACAAGCAGGTGATTATGCGATCAATGCCACTGACACAAACAACGATTTATTCTACAAAAAATATGATGGAGCCTGGGTAGCAGTAGGCACAGCGGATTGGGTAGGTTCTAATCCAACTATTAAAGGTTCAGCAGGTGGTACAATAAGTTCAGGACAGAACTATGTAATCACAATTAATGCACAAAACACAACAATCACAAACAGTGGTACAACAGTTGATTCAGCAGTGACTGACATCACAGGTGCTGGTGTTTCAGGATTAAGTGCAAGAAACAACGGCGGTATCTTAGAAATATATTACACAGGTGCGGCAGGCGACACAGTTCAAATTGCAAATGGTACAGCAGATGTAAGCACATCATTTGGTATAACAGCAGGTACTTACTATGTGCCAGCATTATCAGTTGCTCCACACACTTCAGTACCAGCGTTCAAATCAACAGATTCAAATCCAAGACCAACAGGCTCAGTTTGGTTAAAAACTACAGAGCCTAATTTAGGTGCTAAATGGAGTATAAAAAAATGGAACGACACAACAAAATTATGGGAAACTGTGAGTGCTCCATTACATTCTAGCAACGAATCTGCATTATTCAATTTAGATAAGACAGGTGGCGGTGCAGGTTTGGCAGTTGGTGATTTATACATCAACTATGGCAATGGCACAACTGAAGTTGACCATGTTATTTTCAGAAGAGAATCTACAGGTTCAACAAAAGTTACAGGTACAGCAATATCTACAGGAATGACAGCAGGTAGTAAATCATTTACTATTCAAGAATCAATTGTAGGTCAAGAAGCATTAAATTCAGCAATCACAGTAACAAGCACATTAACTGGTGCGGCTTCAGATGCAGATGTAATTGCAGGTCAAATCAACGGCGCTGGATTTACAAATGTTAAAGCAAGTGTTGACTCATCAAACAGAATAGTAATTGAACACACAAAAGGTGGTGAGATGAAGTTTGTTGACACAGACGGCTCTTTAGCAGAAGCAGGTTTCTTACAAACAACAACTAACATGGGATATGAGCCAGGAACAGGTTCAGGAACAAATCCTAAACAGTACAGAGCAAGTAACTGGAAAGCATTAACTTATACTGCAAGTGCAACAGCAGTGACTTCATTAACAAATGATGGTCAACTATGGTACTCATCAATTGTAGACGAAGTAGACATAATGTATCACAACGGTACAACATGGAAAGGTTACTCAGCAGTAGCAGGTACAGACCCAGCAGGTCCACAAGTTTCTGCAACTGCTCCTACTACACAATCAGATGCATCAGCACTTGTTGATGGTGACTTATGGATAAGCACAGCAGACTTAGAAAACTATCCAACAATCTACAAATGGAATGGTTCAACTCTAAAATGGGTATTAGTTGACAAAACTGATCAAACAACTGAAAACGGAATTGTGTTTGCAGATGCAAGATTTGGCACAACAGGTGGAACGGCTTCGGCGGCTCCAGCAGGTACTATTGCAGATTTATTAGCAAGTGACTTCTTAGATGCAGATGCTCCAGATCCAGCATTATATCCAAAAGGTATGTTGCTATGGAACACAAGACGTTCAGGATTCAACGTTAAAAAATTTGTTAGAAATCATGTTGACACAACAGCAACAAACCCTAGACAAGGTGATGTAAGTATGTCAACATACTATCCACACAGATGGGTAACTGAGTCGGCTAACCAAGCAGATGGTTCAGGTTCATTTGGTAGACACGCACAAAGAAAAGTGATTGTACAAGGTTTACAAGCAGAGATGAATTCTAACCAAGAAGTTAGAGATGATGAATCAAGAATATTCAACCTATTAGCAACACCTGGTTATCCAGAACTAATAGGCGAAATGATTTCACTGAACGCAGACAGAGGCTTGTCAGCATTTATAGTTGGTGACTCACCAATGAGATTAACACCAGATGCAACAAGTTTACAAAACTGGGCAACAAACGTTAACAAGGCTGTTGAAGATAACGACAATGGTTTAGTTACAACAAACGAATACCTAGGAGTGTTTTATCCATCAGGATTTACTTCAGATAACTTCGGTAACAATGTGGTTGTTCCAGCATCACACATGATGTTAAGAACTATTGCATTAAGCGATCAAGTTTCTTTCCCATGGTTTGCACCAGCAGGAACAAGAAGAGGTGGTATCACTAATGCAAGTTCAACTGGTTACATCAACAGCGAAGGTGAATTTGTTTCAACAGCATTAAATGAAGGTCAAAGAGACACATTGTATACAAACAATGTTAACCCAATCACTTTCATAACAGGTGCAGGTTTAGTAAACTATGGACAAAAAACTAGATTTGCAGGTTCAAGTTCTTTAGACAGAATTAATGTTTCAAGACTTGTAATCTACTTAAGAAGTCAATTAAACAAACTAGCAAGACCATATGTGTTTGAACCAAATGATAAAATCACAAGGGATGAAATCAAGGCTCAAGCAGAAAGTTTATTGTTAGAGTTAGTTGGTAACAGAGCAATCTTTGATTTCTTAGTTGTGTGTGACGAAACAAACAACACTCCAACTAGAATAGATAGAAACGAGTTGTACTTGGATATTGCGATTGAACCAGTCAAAGCAGTTGAGTTTATCTACGTACCATTGAGATTAAAAAATACTGGCGAAATAGCAGGATTATAATAAGATAAATATTATAGGAGAAACAAATGAGTATATCTACACTATCAAAAATTACAGTACCATTGGATAGTAGCCAAAGTGCTTCTAACCAAGGCTTGTTAATGCCTAAACTACAATATCGTTTTAGAGTGAGTTTAGAAAACTTTGGTGTATCTACACCAACAACAGAATTAACAAAGCAGGTTGTAGATATAACAAGACCTAATTTATCGTTTGAAACAACAACTATTGATGTATACAACTCAAAAGTTTATCTAGCAGGTAAACACACTTGGGAAACAGTTACATTAACTTTAAGAGAAGATGTATCTAACAACGTACAGAAATTAGTTGGTGAACAACTTCAGAAACAATTTGATTTCTTTGAACAATCAGCGGCGGCTTCAGGTAGCGATTACAAATTTGTAACTAGAATAGAAATTACAGATGGTGGTAACGGTGCTAATGCAGTTGGTGTTTTAGAAACATTTGAATTATACGGTTGCTACATTGAGTCAGCAAACTATAATCAGTTAGCATATGGTACAAGTGATCCTGTGACAGTAACGTTACAAATGAGATACGATAATGCTATCCAAACTCCACAAGGAACAGGTGTTGGAACTGCTGTAGGCAGAACTGTAAACACACTAATTACAGGCGGCGGTCAGTAATTTTTATTTGCATTTATAAATTTAAAAGGGGGCTTCGGCCCCTTTTTTGTTTTTAAAACACCACTTTTCTCATAACATAAATACTGTATATGGCAAATTTACTCAAAGGGTTTTTAGATAATGTAGGAAAAGGTGTACTTAATCCTAAAGGTAACCTTGGTGATTTTGCTCATGGTGCCAGATTATATGTAGATGACAGTTTCCGTTTAGCACCCAAACAAAAATTTTTATATCACTGTGTATTCAATTTAGATCCATCTGTATCAAAAATAAGTGATCCGCCAATCAAGAATCATCAACGTGAATTGAATATGTTGGTTAAAAATGTTGACTTACCTAAATATTCCGTAGACATGGTGACTGTTCAACAATATAATAAGAAAAGAAACATACAAACAAAAATTACATATGATCCTGTAACAATAGTTTTCCATGATGACAACTATGGAGTAACAACTGCACTTTGGGAAACTTACTATAGATATTACTACAAAGATGGTAACCATGGTGGTAAAGATACAGTTGGTAATCCTACAACTTCTACTCAAAGAGCATACAACAGAGGTTCAGGATATGAAGGATCAAAATTTAATCAAATACAATTTGGATTAGACAACAACACTCCTATAGCAAACTTTTTCACAAGCATACAAATTTATCAACTAGCAAGAAAGACTTATACCTGTTATACACTTGTTAATCCATTGATACAACAATGGCAACATGACACACTAAACAACCAACAAAGTGACGTAATGTCAAACCAGATGGTTGTACAATATGAAGCAGTATTTTATTCAAGAGGCAGAGTTTCAGCCAATGGAGCACCACAAGGCTTTGGTGAAGAACACTATGATAAAACTCCTTCACCTAACAGTTTATTGGGTGGTGGTTCAACAAGTGTGCTTGGTGACGGTGGTATACTTACAGGTTTATTTGGTGCAGGTGATGGTCCACACACTTATATTGGAAGTCAATTAGGTGCAGGTAGAAGAGGACTAACTTTAGCATCAATAATTACAACAGCGAACAGAATTAAAAATGCAAAAAAATTATCCAAAGAAGGATTACGTCAAGAAGGTTTCAATATTTTAACAGGTGCTATCGGACGTATAGGTGGCACAGCAGATAGTTCGTACGGAGTACCAAACACATTTATAGGTAGAAGTGCAACCAATATTGGAAAAGGTATAGCGAAAGGAATAACAGTCGCAAACAAAAGAATATTTTAGATATGACAAGTTTACCAAAACAAAACAATGACAGTTCAGCACCAGTCAAAGATTTCTTTGACAATTATTTTAATGAACCTTTAAGTTTTCCATCTAATGATGTTGACGCAGTGGTAGGCTTTTTTGAATCAAGAGGTTTTGAAAAAACATCAAGTATAAACACAGCGGCAGTAATTTTAAAACAAGCAAAAATAGACAATGTAAAAGTTTTTGAATTGCTTGATAGTTTAAAAGGTTTGGACAAAGTACAATTGAGTTACATAGTTACAGAAGTTTTAAACAACAGTAGATCATTAACATCATCTCTTGGTTACAAAGTAGAATCACCTACAAACTTATCTGAAAAAAGAAACATAATGGTATAAGCCATGAAAAAATTTGCATCAGGTAGATTCAGTATGAAAAACCCTGACAAATATGTTGGCGGTAAAACTCCTTTGTACAGAAGCAGTTGGGAGTTTGCATTTATGAAATTTTGTGATGAAAGTCCTAGCATAAACAAATGGGCCAGTGAATCAATCAAAATTCCATATAGACATCCTTTCACAGGACAGTACACAATTTATATCCCAGATTTTTTTATTGCATACGTTGACAAAAACGGAAAACCACACGCAGAAGTGATAGAAATAAAACCTGAAAATCAAACTCTTGTTGAGAAAGCAAAAGGCAGAATGAATCAAGGTCAACTTATTGTCAACAAAGCCAAATGGCAGAGTGCTCAAGCATGGTGTAAGAACAAAGGTTTACGTTTTAGAATTGTAAACGAAAAAGATTTGTTTCATCAAGGCAAAAGAAGGTAATGAGCGAAAGAAAAATTCGTGAATGGGCATGGCCCTACATTAAAAATTTCAGAACATACATAGATATTGGTGCTTTCGATGGTGACACATCTGCTCCTTTTGTAAAAGATTTTGAAAGAGTTGTTGCTTTTGAACCCAGTCCTTTAACATTTTTTAAAATTCCAGACACGGTTGAAAAATATAATTTTGGGTTAGGCAACAAAGATGAGATACAAACACTAAAGATTCCTGGCAATGGACAAAACAATCCTGCTCATGGCAGTTTTGTACGATATGGAAAAGGTATTGTTGAACACAAAGTATATGTGAAGCGTCTAGATGATTACAATTTTCAAGATGTAGATTTTATAAAAATAGATGTCGAATGGTATGAATTAAAAGTTTGTCAAGGTGCAGAACAAACTATTAAAAAATATATGCCAACTATAATGTTTGAAAACAAACGCAATGAAGCAGATAATTGCAAAGAATATTTAGAATCAATAGGCTACAATACCAAAAAATTCAAATCCGAAACTGTGGCTTACAGGTAAATATGTTTAATATGAATAACATTATCTTTTGGGCGGTTGTTTTTGCGTTGGCAGTCTATCTTGGTATATACATTTGGTAACAACCAATAAATATTTCAACAACAGTTATGACGAAAAAATTAGAAGAACTATTAAACTTGCCTGAGTCACAGGAAATAGTGCAAGAAGAACAAGCAAAATCAGAAGCACAAGACAAACAGCAAGAGCAAAAAGCCAAATCTATTCAAGCACAAAAAAACACTATGCGTGATATTGCAGAGTTTGATAAGATTGCGGCGGCACTGCCTAAGGTAGACGGACTGGGTGAAATGGGCGATACAGAATTAGATGACATTTCAAACAGAGCCAGCACTGCATACGAGGATTTAATGGACTTAGGTATGAATGTTGAAAGCAGATACTCTGCACGTATATTTGAGGTTGCAGGGCAGATGCTGAAGACTAATTTAGAGGCTAAAACTGCAAAATTGGACAAGAAACTTAAAATGGTTGAATTACAACTTAAAAAGCAAAAACAAGACCAGAAATCGGGCGATGCGGACTCTAATGTGATATCTGGTGAAGGATATGTGGTTTCAGACCGTAATAGTTTAATCGAGAAACTTAAAAAACTGGATAAATATAACAAAGACGGGAACAACGACAACGATGACAAGTAGATTACAAGAAATATTAACTGAAAGCAAGAAAACATACCCTTTTAAAATAGGTATTGTTGGTGCACCTAAAGACATAGATATTGCACAATTAGAAACTGCACTTCAAAAGTTTGTGGTTGAAAAAATGAGTGCTGGTAAAAAGACACCTATTCAAAAGAGACCATTAGACTTTCCTCAATTAGAAAATACAGAAGTTACATATTTTGATGTTGAGTTAGGTTACCCAACAACAGCATACGGATTACAACAATACATTAAAAATTGTTGTGGTATTCAAGAGAGTCATTTGATTGTGAGAAATCCAAATGAACCACAAGAAGAATATCAAGAAGAAAAATCAGATGCTCCATATGAAGCAAAATTAAATTCACCATACGAAGACAGCAAAGATGAACAAAAGAGTGGTGGAAATAATAGAGTAATGGACCTATTAAAAGAACTTGAAAAAGAAAGAAAAGAAAGACAAGCACCCGATGCCGCAGGTGATATCAAAGCACCAAAAGACGGTGGTACAACATCTAAAGTAGATGATGGCAATAAAACTTCACCTATCTCTGGCAAGGCGAAAGGTAAATAATTATATGGACATTAGAGATTTTTTAAGAAAAGTAGATAGTATTCAAAACAAAGAGCAGATGAAAGAAGACGTGAAAAGAATACACGTTAAAGAAGCATCGCAAGTTATGTTATATGGTGACACACCAGAAGACATGAATGCTATCGCACAGATTTTTAAAAATGCAGGAGTAACTCCTCCAGCACCAGCACCAGTTGAAGGTCCTAAGCCAGAAGCAGAAGAAGTTGCGGCAACTGAAGAAGTTCCAGGCAAAGCATCAACAACTCCAAATCCAACATACAAAGATACAAAGTACATGACAAAAGATTTGTCAGGCGGTGCAAACGGTCCTAAAAAAATGTACAAAAAAGAATATCCTGGAGACAATCCAATGGCAGTAGAGCAAGAAGATAAGACATCTTCAATCAAAGAAGAACTAGAAAAAGCCTACCAGGACTTCAAAAAAAAAGACTAGAACGTAAACTTACCAAACCAGAAAAGAAAAAAGCAGACTTTTACAAAAAAAAGTTTGACAAAAAAGGTCTGAAAAAAGACTTTAAGAAACGTTATGGCAAAGAAGGCGATGCTGTAATGTATGCTACCATTAATAAAATGGCAAAGAAGAACGCTTAATCACAAATAATTTACACCACCCTTTTACCCTATAAGTACACTATATGACTGAAGTGAATGCAGAAATAATTACACCTTTTGGACCATCAATTTTTAAAGTTAAGATACCAAATCAAATTGTTGATGATCTTAACCAATATGTAGACAATACTGTCGCAGATGAAACAAAAGCAAATAAATTAAATCATGGCGATCAACTTATAGGTGACGTAACACAGGAATTTAAACTAGAAGAAGAATTTATGAAGCAAGTAGGTTGGTTAGGATTTTTAGGAAACTGCACATCAAATTGGATACAAAATGTAACAGGCAAGAAAATAAAAAATTTTGCACTTATAGATTCATGGATTGTAAGACAATTTGAAAATGAATACAATCCAATACATTATCATACAGGACATATATCAGGAGCAGGTTTTCTAAAATTACCATCAACGTTTGGTACACACGTGCAAAGAAAAGAGAAGGAAGAAAAAGATTATTTCGGCGGTACATTAAACCTAGTGCATGGTCAAAAATCATTTTTGTCTGAATCAGTATTTTCTATTAAACCTGAAGTAGGATATTTTTATTTTTTCCCACACTATTTGATGCACACTGTATATCCATTTAAAGATACATCTGAAGAAAGAAGATCGATATCTTTCAATGCAAAGATAGATAATGAAATTTTTGAAATGCTTTAGAAAGCAAGATAAGTACAATATATGAGTAATAAAAGTTTAGACGGTGTATTAACCAAAAAAGCACACCAACGTGAAAGATTTACAGAAGAGCAAATAGCGGATCTTGCCTCTTGTTCACATCCTAAAACTGGATTTGAATATTTTGCAAAGAAATATTTTTTTATACAACACCCTGTAAAAGGTAAATGTTTGTTTGAACCTTTTGAATATCAACAAAGGTTACTCCACAGTTATCACGATCATAGATTTAATATTAATATGTTACCAAGACAAAGTGGTAAGACAACAACTGCGGCTTGTTACCTATTATGGTATGCAATGTTTCATCCAGATCAAACAATTCTTATTGCGGCACACAAATACACAGGTGCACAAGAGATTATGCAACGTATAAGATACGGTTATGAACTTTGTCCTGACTTCATACGAGCAGGTGTAATCAACTATAACAAAGGTTCAATGGAGTTTGAAAACGGATCACGTATTGTTAGTGCCACAACAACTGGTAACACAGGTAGAGGTATGTCTATTTCACTTTTATACTGTGATGAGTTTGCATTTGTGAATCCAGGAATAGCACAAGAGTTTTGGACTTCTATTTCACCCACACTTGCAACAGGTGGTCGAGCAATTATTACATCAACACCAAACTCTGATGAAGATGTGTTTGCAACAATATGGAGAGAAAGTCAAAACAAATTTGATGAACATGGCAATGAACAGGAATTAGGTATAAATGGATTTTACGGATTTACAGCAAGTTGGGACGAACATCCAGATAGAGATGAAGAATGGAAGAAACAAGAACTTGGTCGTATAGGTGAAGAAAGATTTAGACGTGAGTACGGTTGCGAATTTTTAGTATTTGACGAGACACTAGTAAACAGTATGGTACTGTCTACTCTTGAAGGTGTGGAACCTAAACTTAACATGGGACAAACACGTTGGTACAAAAAGATGGATACACAAAAAACGTATGTGGTTGCTTTGGATCCTGCTATGGGTACTGGTGGCGACAATGCCGCAATACAAGTTTTAGAATTGCCAACTTTTGAGCAAGTTGCTGAGTGGAAACACAACACAACACCTGTGCCACAACAAGTAAGAATACTTAAAGACATCTGTAATCATATAAAAGATGAAACACAAAGTTCAGGTTCAAACATCTATTGGAGCGTTGAGAACAATACCATTGGAGAGTCAGCACTGTTAGTAATCAATGACTTTGGAGAAGACCAAATACCAGGTATGTTTGTGAGTGAACCTATTAGAAAAGGTCACATTAGAAAGTTCAGAAAAGGATTCAATACCACACACAAAACAAAAATTAGTGCCTGTTCAAGATTGAAAAACATGATTGAAAAAGGCAAGTTGAAAATATACAGCAAACCACTTATAAGCGAATTAAAAGCATTTGTGGCATCAGGGTCATCATACAAAGCCAAGTCTGGAGAACATGACGATCTAGTGAGTGCTATGCTGTTGGCAATGCGTATTATTGCTGTATTGAAGGATTGGGATCCTAAAGTGTACACATCATTCAGTCAAGCAGACGAAGACACTGCTGACAAGGTAATGCCAATGCCTATCTTTGTAAGCCACTAACAGATAAATACCTTATATGAACCTTAGTATTATAGCAAAAGACCTTTTCAACAAGATCAGAGGGCAATTTCCTTCGGTACAGTTGGGCGATTCTCAGGGCACAATTACTAAAAAACCTGAAGAAGCAAGGTTTTTTGACTTCGATTTTAACAGTGGTGGAAACACCCTTGGAAAGGTAAGTATTAGTATTAGTGAAGAAGACGGTCTTGTAGTATTACATAACAAAGACTTCACAGAAGGCACAGACGAGGCAGTAAAAAATGCTTGGTACAATTTCTTAAAAGAAATGGGCCAGTTTGCAAAAGCAAGAGTGCTTGGGTTTGATACTAGAGATATCACAAAAAGCAATCTTGAAAAGAGAGATTACGAATTTTTAGGAAAAGAGAAAGAGGTAGAACAAGTGAGTGAATCAAATTTATACGGAACAACAAAAACAAGTTTTCAATCTGTAGGTGAAGCACGTTTAGTTATTAAACACTCAGCACCAGTGGACCAAACAGTTGCAGGTGGCAGATCTCACAAAATAGAATCTATCTTTATTGAATCAAGTGCAGGTGAAAGATTCAAATATCCAATCAAACATTTAAATGGTGCAAGAGCAATGGCACGTCACGTGTCAGAAGGTGGCAATCCATTTGATACATTTGGCAAACACATAATTGGTTTATCAGAAGAATTAAGCAAATTGAGATCATTCAAAACTTACATTAATAGATCCAATGTGATGGCAGAAGGTTTAAAAGAATATCAATCAATTGTTGATGAAAGAATTGAAACAATTAAAACTGAATGTCAAAAATTACAAAGAGCAACGGCATACAAAGAAACATTTGAAAATTTCCAAGAGTCAACATTAGAAGAAGTTCCAGAAGATATCAAAAAGAATTGGATAGATGAATTAACAATCAAAACATTCAAAGAAGAATTACAAGATGTATTTCCATACATATACAAATTAGTTACAGAAAAAACTGCTGTACAATCATTAGATCCAGAATCATTTGAAGCACATGGTTATCAAGGTGGCACTGAACCTAGAAAATATGAATATGATTTAGTGGGTGACTTTGAACCTGAAAAAGCAGTCACAGATAAAGATGCAATGGATGTAAAAGAATTATTAAACAAAGCAGGTATTGAAGCAGATGTACAACCAAACGAAATGCGTTATCAAGGAATTGTAATTCACACAGATGCTCCAAGAGATGCAGTAGAAAAAGTTTTGGGTGGCATGATAGAAACTTTAAACACAGCAGATTCATTCAATGAATTCGAAGATGCAATGGAATCTATTGTTTCAGAAGACAACGAATTATTTTCAAATGATCCAGAAGAAAAAGATCAAGCAATCAAAAGATTAAATGCATTAATGGCAAAACATTTTCCTGTAGGTGTTAACGGCACAAACGGTATTGAAAGTCTAGCAGGTATTATAGATGATGAAGAATTCAATGACTCTATAAGAAATGCAAGTAAAGAAAACAGCGATATGTGTATACGTCCGATGATAATGGATTATGTGATGAAAAGAGATCCACAAGTGGCAACAAGATTAGACACAGGTGATATGAAAACTGGAGAAAAAGAAAGTACTGTAAAAGAAATGGGTGATGCTGAAACTGAAATATCAGATGGTATTTTTGTTGTGCAACGTGGTGATAATGCAGATGGCGTTACTAAAGAAGACCCTTATGTGGTAGGCGAACTTTATGCTGACCCGGAACTTTCAGACGAGGACATACAAAAAACACTTAAAGATTATGTACAAAATAAAAATTTAGCACCAAAGGTCGATTTCCGTCCAGATGATTCAGGATCTTCAGTAATAGATGGTAAAGCATACAGAGGCGAAGTAGTAATGAATTGGCTAGGTGATAAACCAAACGAAGCAATAACATTTGAAGACATCAAACCTTATGTGTCAATGTACGCAGGTAAAGATGGTAAGACAGTGTTTGATGTGCTTAACAAAGATGGTGATTCAGTGAAAAAATTTGGTGATGCAAAAGCGGCAATGGAATACTTGCACAAAAATTTTGATGCATTAAGAAAAGGTGAAGTACAAAAAGAAAATCCTGAAGCAAATCAAGATATGTCAATGGATTATGAATTCACAGGTGACGATGGTGAAATGGCATACGGCACACTACACTACAAAGTTGTAAATGGCAAAGTAGACCCTAACAGTTTAAGAGGTGAATCAGAATACAATGGTAATCATAAAGTGGATGATGAATTTGCCACAGACATGGTCAAGCCAGGTGGTGCTGATCACGAAGATGCACTTCAAGCCGCACAAGATGATTATGATTATGAATCAGACAGAATGCGTTCTAAATTTGAAAAATCTGATGAAATAGTTTCAAATAAATCTTCAGATGTTGAAGAATTTGTAAAAAGTTTCTATGACTACACAAACAACCAATTTCCAAAAGGTGAAACAGCAGTTATCACAGCAGTAGAAAAGAAATTCGGTGACGCTCAAATCAAAACAGCACAGGAAGCCATTGCTAGATTAATGTCTGACAAAGATCCTAAAATGAGCAGAATTAAGAAATTGGCAGGCATCCAGTAATCAACTTTACCATTTCCGATTGACTAAATAGTAATATTAGTATATATTTGACAATATGTTTGTCTTGTGCTATACTAATATAAACAGGCACATAATAATAACAGGCAATATAGGAGGCTAAACATTATGGCAACATTAGCAGAAATAAGAGCGAAACTGAAAGAACAAGAAACAAAAACAGGTGGCTCTTCAAGAACAGGCGGAGACAACGCCATTTACCCATTTTGGAATCTAAAAGAAGGAGAACAGGCAACTGTTCGTTTCTTGCCAGATGGCGATAAAGAAAACACTTTTTTCTGGAAAGAGAGATTGATGATCAAACTTCCTTTCGCAGGAGTAAAAGGTGATACTGATTCAAGACCAACAACAGTACAAGTACCATGTATGGAAATGTATGGTGAAACTTGTCCAATACTTTCCGAAGTAAGAGGTTGGTTCAAGGA